GTCATCGTGATTGCCTTCTATCATATGTTTCTCTTTACAGTTTACTTTGTCAAGAGATTCATCTATTATGTCCATCCCTTTGTTTACCGCTTTTATATCTTCATCAATAAAGGGAGTTTGATATTCAAGTGGAGGTCTTCTCTTCTTTTTCCATTGCCAATGTGAAGCACCTTCCCATTCCCCTACATCTCCAAGATCAACATATATATCTGGCTTTACTATTTCTATTGCTTGTGTTAAGCAACTTATTGCTTTCTTATCCGCTAAGGGAAAGTGCTTGTCTGGAGTTATTATTGCACGTTTAACTGTTGATTTTGCCATATATGCGTTATTACACTACACGCTCTCCTATTTATTTTTAAGTTCTTCTACTTGTGCTGAAAGCTCTTGTACTGCTTTGATAAGTGGCATAACAAAAGCTTCAAATGAAACTCTCTGCCTTCCATCCTCACTATCACTCCAACCTTGGAATGTATCTACTCCAGCTTTATCTAAAGCTTCTTTAACTTCTTGAGCTATGAATCCATGAATAACTTTATCTCCACCCATAGGCTCTTTATCATCAGCATCATATGCTGTCCATTCTTCTGGAAATTCACTTGGAGATTTATGTTTATATGTTCTTGTTTTTAAATCTTTAATAAAACTTAGCCCAAGTACATCATCTTCAATATCTTTCTTTTGTCTTACATCAGATGAATGATTCCATGTAGCATCAGAATTAAAGTCATTTTCAATATGACTACTGTTATTACCAATGAAAACTGCATTACTTTTATCTGTAGCAGTTAAATTATTTCCAATAACAACTTGATTATCTGCCGTATCGTCATATGCTACACAATTATAACCTATACAAGTATTTTCAGTACCAGCTTCAGTTGTTTGTCCTGCACGAGCACCAATCATTGTATTAAAAGCAGCAGCACCCTCAAGTTCTAATCCAGCTTGATAACCTAATGCGGTATTCATATTTCCTGACAAAGGTGTCCCAGTTATACCAAGACCAGCATTAGAACCTACAAAAGTATTATTTGTGCCAGTAGAAATAAATTTTCCTGCCAAATACCCCAAGCCAGTATTATCACCATGACCAGCTGAATCAGCTTCAAATGTATAAAGTGCATCCTGCCCTACTGCTGTATTAGCTGACCCATCTATATTTGTAACTAAAGCATCGTACCCTACAACTGTATTACTGGCTCCAGTTGTTACTGCCAACCCTGCTTGATACCCTACAGCCGTATTCTTTGAACCAGTTTGAAGAGCTGTAAGAGCTGCATAACCCACAGCAACAGTTCCATTTATACCTGTAGTATTAGAGCTATTTCCTAAAAGAGCATTAACTCCAATTGCAACACAACCATCAACAACAGTTGCAGTTTTAACAGATTTCATTGCACCAGTCCCGATAGCTACATTATTTAATGCTGTAGTCGCTGTTGAAAGGGCTTCGCTACCTAGTATAGTATTACTTACACCAGTAGTTAACTCTGTACCAGCCTTATATCCTACTGCAGCTGAACCATTAGCAGCACCAGTATTTAAATCTTGAAGAGCAAAAGCTCCTAATGCTACAGCACCATCACCATTAGAATCGGTTACTTTTGATAAAGCAAAAACACCAACTGAAACAGTATCATCAACATCAACTAAAGCAAGTGAGGCAGATTTTCCAACAGCAACATTATTTCCACCAGTTGTAGCAACATTTAATGCTGCTTTTCCAACAGCAACATTACCATCACCAGTTGAAATAACATTTCCTGCACCATATCCAATAGCAGTATTCTCTAAAGCACCATTCATATCTCCAATCATAGTACCAGACCCAACTGCTGTATTATAATTAGATACAGCTGTTACCCAATCTCCAGAGCCAGACGCATGACCAATAAATGTATTATCAACAGATTCATCTCCATTTGCATCTAAAGCACCACTAAGAGCTGCATATCCAACTGCTGTATTCCTACCGCCCTCATTCAAATCAAGTCCCGATTGATAACCCAAAAGTGTGTTTTGTACTCCTGTAGTTAGAGCTAATCCAGATTGATACCCAACAGCTGTATTCCCAGCACCAGATAAAAGACCTGCAAGTGCATAATATCCAACGGCAGTTGTACCAGACGCATTTGCGTGATTTGCAGCAGTCATTGAATTAAATCCAAGTGCTGTACAACCCCAAACTCCAGCAGTTCCGACATCATCCAATACATAATTTCCTATTGCTATGTTCCCATCTATGTCAGCGTGATTTGCAGTCTCCAATGCCTCAAAACCAATGGCGATGTTATCCCTTCCGTCAGCGTTTAATGTCTTTATAGCATAATTTCCTATAGCCATATTTCTTGCAGCATTATCAGTTGCCAGTGCAGTTAAGGCTTCATAACCAATAGCAATACTGTCATCTGTGCCAATTATGGCATCAGCAGCCGATTTACCAATAGCTAAATTGCGAACACCACTTGTATTAGCCAATAATGCTGAATGACCGATTGCGGTGTTACCTGCTGCAGTATTTACTTTCAATGCTTGATAACCAACTGCTGTATTACTACCAACAGTTGTGATGGTATATAAAGCTTGTTTACCTATCCCTACGTTTTCACTGCCAGATGTAACATTAGCTAAAGACTCTGTTCCAATCCCCGTATTTCCTGAACCACCTTGGAGGTCTAACAGGGAATCTTTACCAATTGCCACGTTTTCATCACCAGTTGAAATAACATTTCCTGCTTGATATCCAATAACAGTATTATTTAAAGCACCATTCTGAGCACCAGTCATAGAGCCAGACCCAATTGCCGTATTTCCCGTTGAAGCAGCAGTTACCCATGTACCGCCACCAGAACCATAACCAATAAAAATATTATCAAGATTTGCGAGAGTATGACCATCGTCATAAGCATTAAACCCAATAGCTATATTTCTATCACCTACGCTATTTTCATGCCCAGCATTTTCACCAATAAATACATTATAATTACCACCAGAGGCTAAATCATCACCAGCTAATTTCCCAAATACTGTATTTGAAGTACCTAAATCATTATTTGATAGGCTGATGCGGGAGTTGTCATCGATTATCATACGAGTATTACCAGCCCCAGCCTCAAGCTTCAATACACCACCTGTTTGAGAAGCACCAACAGTAAATACTCCTGTACTTTGCGTATTAGTAATTCTTGCAGCTTGAGTATCTGATGGACACCCAAACATAATTGCACCAGTTTGGGCATCTGCCGTTAATATAGAGATTCCAGTAGCACCACTACCCTCTACCACTAATTCATCCGCATTAGCATGAGCAGTTACAGAACCAGCGGTTGCAGAATGGATATGTAATCCTGCACCATCAGGAGAATCAATCCCTATACCAATATTTTGACTTGCATCTATAGTCAATGCATTTGTACCATTACCACTTCTTAATGTTAATATACCAGAACCATGTTGAGTACCTAATTTCATTGTTTTGGTGTTATACTCGTAGTGCATATTTGCACCATTTGGGTCAGACGCAGAACCAAATACTATTGAAGATGTATGACCTGAGGATTCCCCCGCAAAAATATGCATTCCTGCATCTACAGCATTTCTAATTACAAGCTCATTCGCATCTGCATCTGTAGTACCAGAAACAGTACCATCTCCACCTATTATTAGCACTTCACCAGTTATTGTTGAATCAAGCGATAATGAACCATCTCCTTCTACAACGAAATCACCTTCTACTGTTAAGTCACCACTTATTGTCCCACCAGAACTTAAAAATCCTGTTGTTTGTAATATTTTACTTAACATATTATACCTCTACTATTCTTACTGCGTGAGCAGTTGTAGATGTAGAGTTGAAATTAAATCTAAGTGTGTCGCTAGTAGAACTTCTTTTGCCTATTGGAACTGCAATACTCGTTAAAGCACCCCCAGGAAGAATTAAATCTATATCAGCATCAATATCTAAATCTGAAGTTGCAAAGTTAAAATAAACATTACCAGCTGCATAAAGAAGTAGTTGGTGAGTATCAATTGCTAAATCAAAGTGTTTTGTATTTGTAACATCTGCACTTGAGCCAGCAGTAATTTGAGCTCCAGAGCTACCTCCTAAGCCACCCGAAGATGCATCGGCTACTGAAAATTTTCCAGCAGCTGTAGTATTTAGAGCTTCATGTGTTCTAAATTTTTGTAATTGGGCCATCTTATTCTCCTATTGTTATGATCTGCCGTGCGGGGCGAGAATGCTCCCTATACAGATCTATTCGTTAATTAATTTTACTTTCCCCTCAATAAGCTTATGTTTTCCCATTATAAACCTTCCCTTTGAACCAGAATGAGCAGCATCACATAATTCTAAATATCTTATCTCTGCTTCTGGTAAAGAATCTGTTTCTAAATCTATGTCTTCATCATTAACCACTATATACTTTTTATCAGTAGTTTTCTTTTCCCATACTCCATTAGGAGCTCCAAAGAAATTATCAAAGACAATATAAAAAGGATGATCGTGGTTGCATTTTCTAAACAACATTTATTTTTGTTCCCCACCATCTTTAAATTCAGGAAGCATTTGAAGAATAACTTCTAAAGCACCTTGTGCCTTTACAGACATTGTTTTATGATGTTGAAGTTGTGCTTGAAGAGTTGCTGCAATTTCTTTCAATTCTTCTTCTGTTTTTCCTTTTGAAACTTCTTCTAATACTTTTGCTTGTTCTTGCACTTGTGTTTCTGCTTGTTCTTGTGTCTTCTTGCTCATTTTATTACTCTCCTGTGTTTGTTATTGTTTACTAATTTGCTGCATAAAATGGAATCCAATAATCTGTTCCATTTACGCTTACTAATATATGTCCCGTAAGAGATCCAACAGAAGTATCTGTTGAAATACTTTTAGTTTGGTCAGATGCTGACGTACCAGTAAAAAGAATAAATGGTTCATCTACATCTAATTGTTCTAATTTAATACATTCCTTCGTAACACCATTTGAATTTGTTACATGAAGCACATTATCTGGTGAAGATTCATTAACACCAATATTTGATACCACAAGTGCATCAGCACTTTCATCCCAAAGCATGTATTTACCAGATGTTGCACCAAAGAATTTAACGTCATATCCAGTATCATCAACACCAATAGTTAATGTACTATTTAATTGTGTTGCTCCATCAATAGTTAATGTACCACCAAGACTTACATCAAAATCTGTTGAAGTAGTAGCACTTGCTGTGGTATTTGAATCAGTTGACCATGTTGTTCTTGTTGAACTCATTTACATTCTCTCTTTTATAGATTAGGAACTGACAATACTCTTACACCAGATTTTCTTGATGGATATTGTTTTAATTCTCTTTCATACATTGTTCTAAAATACCTCGCTTGTTCAAATTCTCCTCTATCTTCATGTATTCTGGATTTTACATAGCAAAGCAAAGATACTTGCATTCCTATATCAAGTCCATTTGTTGTACTTAATTCACCAGTAAAATTAGAAGTTGTAATTGTTTCATATTTTGAATGGTATGTAATCCTAAGACCATTTGTTACATCTGCATCTTGATACGTATCATATCTTTCTTTTGTACGTTCATTAGTTACCGCTGTTGTATCTTCTGCTAAAATTGCAACACGTTTATCATCATTATACCATGCAAAATAATTATTAGGATAATCTCTTTTTGCCATATATCCCCTAACTACTTGTTAATGAATCTTCAGTTACATCAGTATCCTCACGCAATAACTTATGCGGATCTGAAAGTTTTGGTATCATTATGTATCTACTATTTGTATCTAATACTTCTATTTTTGTAATGTCAATTACTTGGTCATCAAGTGTATACCATCTTTTGTATTGCTCTAAATCCGTAACTGCCGATACAGTATATTCCTGTTTCTTTGATGACATATTAGCAAGACCATCATTCATTAAACGAATCATGTACCCCTCTGATTGACGACCAAATAATGCTTCTATTTGTTCTATAATATTTTTAGATGTCATAATTAAACCCCACCATCATCAGCTATAACAAATACTTGAGCTTGTATATTACCTGAAGATGAATCAGCATTTATATTTGCCATAGGGTTAGCAGTACCCATTCTTGCTGCAAAACATTCACCTGGCTTTAACACTATATCACCAGCTGCAGAACCCGTTGCTGCAGTTCCAGCTAAATTTAAAGCTAATGTAGCCGTAGTTGTTGTTGAACCATCAGTTGTTCCTGTATGTTTTACAAAAAGGAACAAAACATCATCATCAGCTGCTACTGACGCTGTTCCTCCCTCTTCTGCAGTACCTTGCCCTAAATATGCAACTGTTGCTAGTAAAGCATCTTCTGATGTAGCACCTACAATCGTAAGTGAATATGCCCATTTATTATTATCACCGAAATCATCTAGATCATATACTAGCGTACCTCCAACAGATGTCTTTATTTCATCTGGTAGTAATGATGCCGATATACTTACTGTTGCTCGATCTGCTGCCATTTTTTATTTCCCCTTTTTTCCGCCACTTAATGCTTGTAATCCTTGTGAATAATCAGATTTTAATTGACCATATTGAGCAACTAACCACTGATAATCTGTTGAATGTTTTTGTAGAGTTTGTGTAAATTCCTGCACCTTAGAATTTACTTCTGCTTGATATGCAGATACTTCTGTCTGAAATTTTTGCAACTTCCTAGCATCTTCCTGATTATCAAATTGTGCATTTGCCAATGATATTTGCAATTGAGCTTGATATTCAACATTCTCTTTATTAAATTCTGTTTGTTCATTATTAATATTTGAATTGAATTCATTTAATTGAGCAGATATTTCTTGCAATTTTGCCGATGAAAGTTCTACATCTTCATTAGTATCAATATAATCATTTACTTGTGCAAAATCTAGGGCAACAGCTGGTTTTGTAAAAGTAGGTGCAGTTTGACTAAAACTAACCGCTGTCGTAGAAAGCGTTGGACTCGTTGGTGCTGGTGGAAGAGCAAGACTTGGCAAATCACTTTGCTTAGAATTCATCTGCTGATGCAATGCTTTCATAGATGTATACAATACCACAAGATATTCAGCCTCATCAGGAAAATTTGCAATTGTACTATCAGCACTCACATCTACTGTTGGATATGAAATATGATGTATATAAGATGGCTGTGCATTTGTTGGATTAGGTCTTACAAAGAGCGTTGGATTCCCAGAAGAATTATTTGTTATAAAATACACAGGATCAGTTGCAGTTGCATAATAATGTAAATCAGTAGAATCATTTGTAAGATCTCCATATCTACCATCTATTCTCCTACAAGCTTTTTCATATCCACCAGAATCAGCCGATAAACGAGTAGCATGTAAAATAGCTCCCTTACTATCTAAATCAAGAGTTGTTGTCGATGCATTTAAAGTGCTCCTTGTGGCACATTTCATTTTTAAATCTCTAGGCAATCGATGAATTATCTCTTTACATGCATCAGCAGCCCATTGATCCATAGCAGTCTGGTCAGTAAAAGAAGTCCCAACTAAATCTTGTATTTGAGTATCAAATGCCATCGTTCATTTTCTTAATTGATTCATCAACTGTCGTTGTACTAAATTCTAGTTTTGTAGTTCCAGACCAAGTTTTACGCATGTTAATGTGATTACTTGTACGATTACGTTTCTTATCAATTTCTGCATAGTGACCACAATCACATTTCATCTCTTTCTTGGTCTCAAATTCACCTTTCTTTCCACATTTATGACAATAAAATATTATCATTATTTTAC